ACCGGATCTTCGCCGCCGATAATTTCCGGCTTTGTATTTGTGTAAAGCGTTCTTCCCGGCTCCATGCTGAGGTTTCGATTCGAGTTCAGCCCTTTGGCAAGACCAGGGGCGTCGTTTTTGTGAATCCAGAACGCGATCATGGCGCGAATCCTCGAACTCACGAACTGATCCTCCATCAGAGATCCGAGATCCCATAGTGCCGTAAGAACTGGCGCCTTCCATGGCACACCGATGAACTGTTCCGGGCGCCGGCGCTTGTACCTGATCGACATGTTCTCGGCGGAAATCGGCTTGTCAACGCCTTGCAGGTAGAATCTCAGCGGAACACCGTACTCGTCGAGATCAATCCCGTACTGCGTTTGCTTCTCGGGTTTGTTTTCCGAAACGCCTCTTGCGGAGAAATCCCGCGCGAAATCCAGTCTGTCAGGCTCAATAATCTGTCCGGCAACAGGCAAAAACGATCCCGCGCGCGACTTTACCAGGTTTGTGAGCACCGATCCGCTGTTTATCAGCGTTCGGAGCATCAGTCCTTGACATTCGTAATACGTCGAATGTCCTGACCGGTCCCACTGATCGTTCACTCGTTCCCATCCTGCGGCAAGAACCTTATTCGCCTCTTCCGCGATGTTTCCACTGTCGTCAACGATCGCTGGTTCGGGTTTTATGCCAGTATGCACCACGTTCGACATAAACACGTTGTCGATGTTTTCACTCAGGCCGTTGTTATCCGAGGACTCCCGCGATCGCGCGATTATGCGCTTCAAATCAGGCGAAATATTCGAGTACGGCACACCATTTGAGCTTGACCAATCGGAACGCACACGCGACTGCGACGCCGCGTCGTAGTACATCATCACGCGCCGCTCCATCGAGTCAAAAAACGACTTGACGCGCGGGATGTAGTCGGGATCCGCGCCAAGGCGCGCGCCGATCCGGACCGCGAAGTTCCCAAGTGCTGATAGTGCTCGATTTTTCACGACGGATTAGCCGTTTCTATCGGGAAAAACCCGCCGAATTCGTCGTCCAGCGCGTCCGCGGCTGCCTGTTTCGTCTGCGCGTCAAGCATGTCGGGAGAGAAAAACTCATGCTCCCGATCGCCCATTTGCACCCGTTTTACCCCCCGAGCGGCGATTTCATCGGCTTTTGACATGATTTCCCCCGGAAAAGGCAAAAAAAGGCCGCATGCCTGGATTGCTCCTGGTTGCGGCCCTCGTTCGACGCGGCTGGACGTCGATAGTCACCATACACACTCTGTTGGATGGGAAGTTTTTTCCCCTACAATAGATAGTATACTCTACCGCGGATTAAAATGCAAGGAATATTTTTCCTATGGGAAAAAACTGCCGAAGGCGAGGAAAACGCGGCCCGGATGGCCTTCCCGGTGCGCTACGGCATTTACCCGTAGCTTTAGGGCGGATTCGCCCATGGATTATTGATTGCCGCGCTGATACAAAATACATACTGCCGAGGAGCACCTGTTACCAGTGCCGGCGCCCGCGCCTGCTCGCCAGGTAATCGCTCTGTGCCTCTGGTGCGGATTCGTCCTCAGAGGTCAGCGTTTCCGGTTTTCGCACGAGGGTCTGGATCGACGTCGCGTCAAAGAGAATTTCCTCGATGTTATTCATCTTCACGGCGCCCAGACACATGTTCTCACACGACCGGAAGTGGTTCGGCTCGATCTTTACATATACAAGTTTCGTGTTGCCGTAAATATCCGTTTTCGGCTCGATGTATTCATTCCTCACCTGCTCGATGTAGTCCGGCGTAACATCCGACGGCAGAAAAAACTTATCACTTGCTATCAGCGCCGTTACTTCCCGGCTCAGCATCATCGACTGACCCATGTACCAGGGTCCGTTCGCCGACAATTCGATAATCGGCTTCTTAAAATCAATTCTCGTCGCGCCGATATACGCTTTTATCTGCGGAATCCGTTGACAAATGTAATCGACATCCTCTGGTCGATGGCCTCCGCGGTCGATGAATCCGAAGTAAATTTCGAGTTCGCGGCCGTCTTTTCGGCGGTATTTCTGAGCGAAAACAGCCGCTGCAAACCGTTCATACGCGACCTGGTGCGGATCTTTCCCGTCAACGGACTCGTTTTTCTTCGCCTCGACAAACCCTGACCGTACCAGATACTTATTCATTCCACGCCCGTATCCGTTCACGATCCAGTAAAAACCGTCATCTTGACAGTCAGCGCTAATCAGCAACACAAGCACGTCGTTCGGTATTTCTTTATCAACATACTGCCTATATTCTCGTTTTTTCGTCTGTAAATAATCTTCAGATATCTGTATTGTGTTATCCTGCCAGAACTCTCCCATATCCTCGTTGATAAATGTCTGCATGGCCTCCGTTCCCTTCTTCTGGGCGCCGAACCACCGAGACAGCGCCTCTGCAAACGTATACGAAATATCAACGAATCGCGTGTACTGAAAACTAATATTATCCGTTTGCTTTCTGTCGGCCACCTTGCCGTTCTCTATCCTCTCACCTTCCGCCGCCCAGACCATACTTTCAGCCATTTCAATCCGGTGGTTTTCCTCAATCGTTTCCCGGCAATATACACACTCGTATCTCGCGGCGCTCATCGTAAGAATCCGGCTTGGATCATGGTCGTATTCTTTTTTTGCATTCGGAATTTCTTTCACCTGTTTAATCGTCAGGATCTGATATTTTTTGCAGTGTGGGCATTTGTGATACGCCTTCAGCGCCAGAACCCCGGACCGTTTCATTTCCTCGTATAAGCAATCGCCAACCCATAGTGGCGACGATTCCATGATCGATTTGTGCCGCCCGATTATCCGGTATGCTTCTTGTCTGCGTTTCAACGATTCAATCGGATCCCACCCGCGGCGCTTCCTGTATTTCGACACCTCTGATGCGTAAATCAATCCGCTGGACCAAGTTGCGATGTCCGAAGGTACCTCAGAGGACCCGATACGCAAAAACATGTGCGCCAGTCTCATTTTTTTCTGTGTCAAGTCGTCAGCGTTTCCGGACCAATATTTTTTCATAGCCGGAACTTCTTGTATCATCGGCCTGATTCGATCCGCGAACATATCCGACGCCACTTCTTTCTTACTGTAAATCACGATGCCATTCATCGGCAGACAGTCGATCACCCATGCAACCATGATCTCAGCCATCAGGGATTTCCCTGTCTGCGTGGGAGCGCAGATAATCACGGAATTATATTTCGCAATCGCGTTGATTATTTCGATCTGCCAACGATACGGAATAAACGCGCCAGGGCGGGCGTATGCGGTTGTAAGTCGGAAATTTTTACGCGCCCAGTCGATCGGTGCGGGCATGTCGCGGATTCGGCATTGCTCGATCTCCGCCGTGTGTAGCGGGTACTCGCGGAAAACGGCGGCGAACGTCGGATATTTCGCCGCCATCTATGTTACACTTTCGGTTCGCGCGGCTTCTTGACTTCGCACGGGCTATCGATCACCTGCCGCAACTGCGCGCATATCGTGCGCACCTTCTGCGACTGCGGCGCCGGCAGTTCAACCAGCAACTCCTCGACTTCACTCGTTCCAGCGGTGATCTTCAGTAAATCACCAGTCGGCCCCTCGACTTTTCTTGCTCTCACGACACACCTCCATCTGTTTGTGGTTTATCAACAGGCCGGGATTCCGGCGTTATTTCAGGCCTCGGTACCTCGTCGACAATCTGCGACCCCGCGATATACGCATCCATTGCGCGCCTCGCGAAGTTATTCAGCATCGGCCTCAATTCGTCGGCAGTTTTCCTCGCGAAATATTCCGCGTTCGCAGGCCAAGTATCGGTAAGGTATCGCCGCAGTTCCCGCATGCGCGATCCGAGTATCTGCTCGTGTAAAGCAACGTCGATTACCTGGCCCTTCTGCGATGCGATTTTCATATCTTGTAAAGTTACAAATCTCTGGATGCGCTCAGCCTGCAATCGTTCGAGATCGCCGATCGACCCAGGGTTACTCTGCCTCGCCTGTTCCTCCAGCCACCCGATTACCGCCGCACTGTCGTAGCTCGCGTCGGCGCTGCGCGGGCACCCGTCCGTTACGTACCCGGTGAGCGTTCGGACCGTGCACCCGATTATGTCTGCCATTTCAGGCGCGTCCACGTGGCGGTGTTTGCCAAGTATGTTTGGTTTGCGGCGAGCCATGTGTTAAATATACGCGATTTTAGGCTCGCAGGATTCATTTTCTCGCGCAATATTTTAGGTAGGCAAAATTTTCCTACCGGAAGAAAATCCCAAACAAAAAAATTTAAATGCTTAAATAGTCTGCCGCCAGC